TATTGTTGATACTGTTGAGATGAATGAAGAGGACATGCTTGTTTTGTTTGATAAAGATAATGATTACCTGTGTCCGTGGACAAAGGACAAAAAAGTTGCAATGGTGAGGAAAAGTATTAGTGATGACTGAATATAAAAAAGATGGCAAATATACAGCGCCAGGATGGTAACAGAAATGATGGGAAACAAAAGTGACTTGCCTTTAAAGTTTCATTATGATATAGTAGATAATAATTCGCTCCCTAAAGAATTTTTTAATGAGGAGTTTAATAATTTGATTGGTGATATTTTGGTTGATATTATAGACGATCAAGTAGAAAATGGGAATGTAAGTATACATGAGATTTAAAATATGACACAAACAATAGAACGAACAGCACTTAGCCAACTCCTAACAAATGAGGAGTATGCACGAAAAGTAATGCCTCATATTAAGTTGGCATACTTTTCTGATAAGATAGAAAGAACTATCTTTGAGGAGATACAAAAGTTTGTAGATAGATACAATGCGCTTCCCACAAAGGAAACATTAGAGATAGAGATCGATACACGGCGTGATCTCAATGAGGATGACATCAGAAGGGTGTTAAAGGTCGTAAAGGAACTGTCTGTAGACGAAAATGTTAATGCCGATTGGTTAATAGAAACTACAGAGAAGTTTTGCAAAGACAAAGCAGTTTATAATGCTATTGTCGAGGGCATATCAATTATAGACGGAAAAGATAAAACAAGAGATGCAGATGCAATTCCGAATATTCTTACAGATGCCCTTGCTGTAGGTTTTGATAATCGTGTGGGTCATGATTATCTTGAAGACTTTGCAGAGAGATATGAATTTTATCATACAATAGAGGAGAAGATACCTTTTGATTTGGAGTTCTTCAATAAGATTACTAAGGGTGGTCTTCCACCAAAGACTCTGAACATTGCACTCGCTGGCACAGGTGTTGGGAAGTCTTTGTTCATGTGCCATGTCGCTGCAAACTGTATGAGTCAAGGTAAGAATGTCCTATACATAACTCTAGAGATGGCAGAGGAAAGGATTGCCGAAAGGGTTGACGCTAACCTCATGAATATTACGATGGAAGATTTGTATGACTTGCCTAAGCAGATGTTTGAATCTAAGATAGAATCTATTATTAGTAAGACCACTGGACAACTCATAGTCAAGGAATATCCAACTGCTTCAGCTAACACTAATCATTTTCGTGGACTGATAAAAGAACTTGCGATTAAGAAGAGTTTTAAACCAGACATTATATTTGTTGACTATATTAACATATGCACATCAGCTAGAATTAAGGGAGTCTCGAATGTTAATTCTTACACAATGGTCAAGTCTATTGCAGAAGAGTTACGAGGATTAGCAGTAGAACAGAACGTACCAATCATGTCTGCCACGCAAACTACAAGATCTGGATTCGGTAATTCAGATGTAGGTCTAGAAGATACAAGTGAAAGTTTTGGTTTGCCTGCGACAGCTGATTTTATGTTTGCTCTCATATCAAATGAAGAATTGGATCAATTAGGTCAGATCGCCGTAAAACAGTTAAAGAATCGTTACAATGACGCTGCAATAAATAAGCGTTTCATTCTGGGCGTGGACAGATCGAAAATGAAATTATTTGACGTAAAATTAAGTGAACAACAAGAACTACAGGATGCAAATCAGAGTGGTGATATACCAGATGCCTTTGATACGCCTGTGTTTGATAAAACTGACTTTGGAGGATTTAAAGTATGAGTGTTTTTTTAAATAAAATAATGAAAGAAATAGACAACGAGTATGCCGCTCTGGTATCAGATGGTGTAGAGGCTGGGGATGTTGGTAGTTTTATCGACACGGGTTCTTATATCTTCAACGCTCTGTTGAGTGGTTCTGTTTATGGTGGTCTACCATCAAATAAGATCACAGCCCTCGCTGGGGAAAGTGCTACGGGTAAGACGTACTTTCTCATGGGTATTGTTAAAAACTTTTTAGATGCTGATCCAGATGCTGGAGTGATCTACTTTGAATCAGAAAGTGCTATCACTAAAAGTATGATTGATGACCGTGGTATTGATGGTAAACGTATGATTGTAATGCCAGTCACTACAGTACAAGAATTTCGTCATCAAGCTATACAGATACTAGACTCCTATCTTGCAGATGATGAGTCGAAACGTAAACCACTATTCCTATGTCTTGATTCTCTTGGCATGTTGTCTACTACTAAAGAGATAGAAGACACAACTGATGGTAAAGAGACACGAGACATGACACGAGCCCAAGTACTCAAGGCTGCATTTAGGGTGTTAACTCTTAAACTTGGTAGGGCAAAGGTTCCTATGGTTGTCACTAATCATACATACGAGAGTATGGGTCTATTCTCCACTAAGGAGATGGGTGGTGGTTCTGGACTCAAGTATGCCGCATCTTCCATCATATACCTCTCCAAGAAGAAGGAGAAGGATGGCACTGAAGTTATCGGTAATATCATTCACTGTAAGAACCACAAGTCACGATTGACTATAGAGAATAAGATGGTTGATGTACGACTCACATATGACAAGGGTTTGGATAAACATTATGGTCTTTTAGAACTTGCAGAGAAGTATGGTATCTTTAAGAAGGTATCTACACGATACGAGATGCCTGATGGTAGTAAACAATTTGGTAAAGCAATACTGAATGATCCTGATACCTATTTTACTGAGGACATCATGAAACAGTTGGATGATGCTGCAGAAAAAGAATTCAAGTATGGTAATTCTGAAGAAATTTCTATAGATGTGCATATTGGAGATGTGGATGCAGGATGTTAGAGGTTATTGAGAACGGGTGTTCCCTATTTTATCTTGATACACTCAAGCACCATGCTATGTCAGCTAACACATGGCACATGAGATACCCAAACAATAGTCCTGATAAACATCTGAAGATGGATATCATAGAGAATGAGGTTAAGCAACCTCTTCTCGCTGGACTTGCAATGGGACTACTGATACAGTTGTATTCTAAGCGACAAGACTTGTTTACGCCAGATGTTTCCTATTGTGGTATCGGTCTCAAGGATCGTCATAGGTTAGATAATCCACATGTTGATCATCTCAAAGAGACTGATTATATCAAGATTTTTGGTGTACTTAATAGTGATTGGGGTTCAGAAGATGGTGGACTTTTTATGCATGGAGATGAAGCGATACCTTGTAAGCCTGGTTCATTCATTGTTTTTGATCCTCGTATCATTCACCATGCATCTGAAATAACATCAAATAAAAAGAGATTGGGAATTGACTTTACAGTAAAAAAGGTGTAATATACTTATATGAATTTTTATACAAATGTACTACAGTGGGGAAACCAGCTCCTTGTTAGAGAAGTTAAGAATGGTGAGCGCATAAACAAAAAGGTGAGATATGCCCCCACTTTATATTCACCTGTCCAAAAAGAGACAGGCTATAAGACTCTAAACGGCAGTCATGTGCTACCTGTACAGTTTCATAGCATAAAGGACGCTAAGGATTGGGTAGAGTCTCACAAGAGTCAACCAGAACTAGTATATGGGAACACACAGTACCCATATACATATATCAGTGATACTTACAAAGGACATATCGATTTTGATATGAGTAAGATGTTTATTGCCACAATTGACATTGAAACTCAATGCGAGAACGGTTTTCCAGACCCTCAGCTTGCTGAAGAAGAGGTATTGGCGATTACGATTAAGAATCACCAGAACAAAAAGATTATGGTTTTCGGTGTAGGTAAATTTGAGACAGATCGTGAAGACGTTACCTATGTTGAGTGTGAGAGTGAAGTACATCTGTTCAAAGAGTTTCTTGCTTTCTGGGAGAGTGATTTTCCAGATTGCATAACTGGCTGGAACTCAGAATTTTTTGATTTGCCGTATGTCGCTAATCGTATTCTAAAACTGTTTGGTGAGGATGAACTGAAACGCCTCTCTCCTTGGGGTAGTGTACAATCCAGAGATGTATATAAGATGGGGCGTAATCAACAAACGTATAATATACAGGGTGTTTCTGCTTTAGATTATTTAGATCTATATCGTAAATTTACATATTCTGCACAAGAGTCCTATAGACTAGATCACATTGCAAAAGTGGAACTGGGCGACAGTAAGGATGGCAATCCTTATGATACGTTCCGTGAATGGTATCAGAAAGATTTCCAATCGTTTATTGAATACAACATTCAAGACGTTGAGATTGTCGATAAACTAGAGGACAAGATGAAACTGATAGAATTGTGTCTTACAATGGCTTATGAAGCTAAGGTGAATATTGTTGACGTATTAGGTAGTGTGAAGTATTGGGATATTCTAATATACAATCACCTACGAGAAAATAACATAGTAATTCCCCAGAAGATACACAATGAGAAGGTAGAACAGTTTGAGGGCGCATATGTGAAAGACCCTCAATTGGGTTTGCACAAATGGGTTATGTCGTTTGACCTTAACTCGCTTTATCCACACTTGATAATGCAATATAACATATCACCAGAGACACTAGTACCTAATTGTAAAAAGGTAGATGGCTTGGTTGATAAGATACTAGAGGGTAAAGCAAAGAACACTGCACCACACTGTATGACACCTAATGGTGCGTTCTTTCGAAAAGATAAACGAGGGTTTTTGCCTGAGTTGATGGAGAATATGTACAATGATCGCGTCAAATATAAAAAACTTATGCTACAGGCTCAACAAGAATATGAGGATACGAAGGACAGGTCTCTACTCAAGGATATCTCAAGATACAACAATATCCAAATGGCGAAGAAGATATCTCTTAATTCGGCGTATGGTGCTATTGGGAATAATTGGTTTCGCTATTTCGATCTTTTGGTCGCTACAGCAATTACAACGTCTGGTCAGTTATCCATTCGGTGGATCGAAAAAGCACTCAACATCTATCTTAACAAATTACTCAATACCAAACTGGAGGACTACGTTATTGCAAGTGATACGGATTCGGTTTATATCACTTTTGAAAAGTTGGTTGATAGCGTGTTTGAGAAGGGAACAGATACTAAAAAGATCGTCAACTTCTTGGACACAGTTGCAAAAGAGAAGTTGGAATTTTTTATCAATAACAGTTATGAAGCACTTGCTAAGGAAATGAACGCATATGACCAGAAGATGGTTATGGCACGTGAGATTATCGCCGACAAAGCAATCTGGACAGCAAAAAAACGGTATATCCTCAACGTCTACGATAGTGAGGGTGTGAGGTATAGTGAACCAAAGTTGAAGATCATGGGCATAGAGGCAGTCAAGTCATCTACGCCTGCACCTTGTCGAGAGAAGATCAAACAGGCTCTCAAGATCATAATAAACGGTGATGAGAAAATGCTAAATACCTTTATACAGGATTTTAGAGAAGAGTTCATGACGTTATCACCAGAAGAGATTGCCTTTCCTCGTAGTTGTAATGGTATACAGAAATACTCTGGAGAGTCTAGTCTATATGCCAAGGGCGCTCCTATAGCGGTTAAAGGAGCAATATTGTACAATTATTTGATTCGTAAAAACAAACTATCTGGTCGCTATCCCTACATTCAAAATGGAGACAAGGTGCGGTTTGTCAATCTTAAACAACCCAACATATATCAGTCATCTGCATTTTCTTTTATAACGTCATTCCCAAAGGAACTTGACATTTTAGACAAAATTGACGCCGAAGTACAATTCACTAAGAGCTTCGTAGAACCCCTTAAATTTATTACTGATAAGATGAATTGGTTGATTGACGATAGTTATGGAACACAAGGCAATTTGGAGCAATTTTTCACATGAATGAGTTATATGATATATTAAAAGCAAGTGCAGATCAAACAGGATTGCCTATTATAAACAGTTCTCAATTTATTAGCTTAACAGAGAAATATGGTAAAATAGAATTTCGTAATGTCCTTGCAAAATATGTTGCTAAGGAAAAACCGGCATATCCTTTAAGAAAATTTAATGTAGAAAAAGTAATTAAAGTTTTTCATAAACTACAGAAAATAGATTGGATAGATTATATTGATTCTTCTGGTAATGAAATTATAGAAAAATATGACGATTTTATATATCCATATAATGAATATGGTTTGGGAGTTATTGATGGGCCCACCACATTTAATTATACAAGTGATTATTTTATGCATGATTTGCGTATGTCTTGTGGCTCATACGGATATTTATCTCCTGCTCAAGTTTGGGCCAGTGGAAATGAAAAGAAAATTTGGGCCTCTATTGGTGGGCTATGGCGAGGAGTTAATACTCCAAAAGACATAAGTGCAAGGAGTATAGTAGAAGTGTTGCGTCTTGGCACATATATAGCAACGCAATTTAAACCTATTGTTGCTAAAGTTATATATGAAATGTCTGAAGCAAAAATTATACTTGATACGTCTATGGGCTGGGGCGATAGGCTTACTGCATTTTATGCTTCTAATGCAACTCATTATATAGGCTGTGATCCAAATCCAAATACGTTTGAACGATATAAAAAGATGATTGCATTTTATGATAAACTTACAGGTGGTAAGAAAACCGTACAAATGTATAGATGCGGCGCAGAAGACTTGCCTTGGGACAAAATCAAGAATGTGGATTGTGCCTTTACTTCTCCGCCGTATTTTTCTACAGAAAGATATAACGAAGGTGGAGAACATGAGAAAGATCAATCTTGGTCAAAATATGATACATATGAAAAATGGAGAGACAATTTCTATCTACCCGTTGCAAAGAATAGTTTTAATTCTTTAAGTGATAACGGTGTTCTTATGGTTAATATATTTGATCCTAAAATACATGGCAAAAGATATCGTGCTAGTGATGATCTGGTGAATTCAATAAAAGATAATTTTATAGGACAAATTGGTATGAGGATTCGTCAACGCCCACAAGGCAAAGCAGTATTCTCTGATGAAGAGGGAAATTTTGATAAAAATGCATTAAATGTATTTATGAATAAAACATTTATAGAAAATGTTTGGTATTTTGGAAAGAACAAAAACAAGGACATATTTCAACATACAAAAAGAGGCACATTAGAGGATTTTTTAAATTGATACATGTAGAAGATTGCCGAGAAACACTTAAACGTAATCTGGAATATGATTATATTTTGTGTTCGCCTCCAGACTATAATGAAATAGGTTTTAATCCAAAGAAAAAAACATATGACCAGTTTTTGTTTACATGGATGCCTATGTTAAACCCTAAAGGTAATTTGGTTACTATTTGTATTAGTGATCGTAAGGCACATAGTACTGTATATACTAAACATATATCTTGTATCGATGTTATGGTAAAGTGTGGTTGGAAACTTAAAACAACTAAGATATGGCTAAAATCTCTTAAAATTAACACATTTAGATTAAATTTCATGTACATACTTACATTCCAAAGGAGTCCCCATAAGGTCAACATGACTAAAGAATATAAGGTAGATACCTTTCTTGATGAGTCACGTTACAATACAGAAGGTTATAGCTATGGTATGTCACAGAAAGTTTGCAACTTGGCATTACTAGAACATACAAATGAGGGCGACACTGTATACGATCCATTTATGGGCAGTGGTACTACTGCCTTAGCTGCCATCAAGACGAACAGGAAATATCTTGGTTCTGAAATTCTACAGGAATATGCAGATATTGCAGAAAACCGTATAAAGGTACTTGACTTTACAGCAAAAAAAGAGTAATATAGTTTTAAGATAAAAATTAACAGTGTAAAAGGGATAATAAGATGATTATAGGTTTAACAATTTTGGGTGCTATCGTAGCTGCAAATTTAGCAGTTGGTGTAATTGAGTTGGTATTTTAAATAAAAAAGAAACTTGACTTCGTAACACTTTTGTGTTAATATCTAAACATAGTCAGAGAGGTAAGTAGCTGACTTTAAATCCAAACTTATCAGGTTAATGTTTGATCAACGCATAATGCAATGACGGACACACCAAAACTAGAAAGGATTGCTCATGGCAATTAAGTACACTGTCGAGAACGGCACACAGTTCAACATACAAAAAATGGATTTATACACATTATATCAATTTGGTTCATTTGGTAAAGAAGGAGAGGAACCAGAGATCAATTCTGCTAAAGGATTTCTACAGAGACTTGCTCAAGCTTTAGAATGGAATCGTACTGATAGACGCCGTGCAAAAGCATATATGAGGTCATTAGTTAAAGGGTCTGGATTATTAGATGCTTTTGTTGTTGTGCCTTGCAATCTTATTCTAAATTCAGTAATGAATAACATGATTGGTGCTAGTGGTGAAGATTTGTTAGCATGGGAAGGTGTTAAGAAGTATATTGAAGAACGTATTAAAAAAGGTGCAAAGTTTTTCATCATAGATGGTCAGAACCGCTTGAATGAATCAATCGTTCCATTTTTTAACTCGAAAATGCCTTTTGATGCAGAAGCACTTGTGTTTGGTGGTGATGATGGATCTCGTGTTAACGTAGCAGGAAAGACATTTAAAGAATTACCTGAAGAAATACAGGAAATTATTAGGGGTATAAAAATCCCATTTGTTACTGCAACTGCTGGAGATATAGAACAGTTTAGTGCTGCTTTGATCTGGAAGAATGAAGGTATCGCATGGGATGAATGGCAGAAATGTCTCACTAACATGTGGTATACGAAGTTCCGCCGTCAGATTTCTTCGATTGCATCTAAGGATGATGGAGATGCATTTTCATGTAAAGCTTTAGATCGTATAAGTGGTGCAAAGTTTGCATATGATGTAAATGGTTATGATCTTGTTGTTGCACAGTTACTAGTATGGATGGAAACAGGCACACAACCTAAGAATGCTGAGGATTTTAATTCATTCTTTAATGGTTCGAAGACAGTCTCTTCTACACAGGTTGATTCTGTGAAGACGTATCTGAAGGAACTGGATTTGTCTTATGATAAGAAAGCTATCACTAATACAGAATTACGTAACTATGTAATGCTACGTTATGCTATCGATAATCCTAAGAAATTTCCTAAGATTGCAATTCCACAATGGAAGATTGAAAAGGGTGTAAATTTTTGTAGTGTGTTTAGCATCATTAATAATCAGTTGGTAAAAGACCCAACCGTATATGGTGAAACAAAATCATACACTATCTTCAAGTCGAAGGCTGGTCTGACCTCACGTTCAAAGAAGCCTGGTTCTTACTTGTATTTCAATTCAGAATCGAAGCCTGAATTCCTATTAAGTCGTTTGGAAATCTTAATCAATGTGTTGACAGAAGTTAACGGTAAGTTACCCACAACCGTTAAAAATACATTATTTGATCAGAATACAGTAGTGGTAATGGATAAGGGTAAGATGCCTACTCTAGGAGAAATCTGGGTAGATAATCCAACGGATACAAATGGAGACTTTGTTCCAGTTTCTACATTAAAGAGTGCTAACTTTGATCGTGGTCACAAGGTTGCCAAGTCTAAGGGTGGTTCTAACACTGATCTTTCAATTCAGAAAATCCGTGAAAACCGCCAGATGCAAGAAGATTATAAGGAAGTATAAATAAGAAAGTAACTAATAGATCAAGTCACGGGGTGCAATGCTCCGTGACTTGTATCATAAGGGTATATAATGGGTAAAAGATCTAACTTTGAACGTAAACCAAGAGACTTTTATCCAACGCCATTTGCAGCAGTAGTTCCTCTTATCGAACATCTATCTAATAATTTTACATTTACTGAACCATGTGCTGGTGATGGACAACTATGCAGACACTTAGAATATTTTGGTGGTACTTGTATATGGGCAAGTGATATTGAACCACAATTAGAAGGGGTACATCAAAATGACTATACTGAATTGGGTGAAAATGAAGTTTTCGAATCTGGATACATTATCACGAATCCACCTTGGGACAGGTCTTTGCTTCACCCTATGATTGAACATTTTACTAATCTACGTCCTACATGGTTATTGTTTGACGCAGATTGGGCTCACACTAAACAGTCAGTACCATATATGAAGAAGTGTGCTAAGATTGTCAGTGTCGGCCGAATCAAATGGTTTGGTAACATGACAGGCAAAGATAACTGTGCATGGTATCTTTTTTATAACAACGATATTGAAACAACATTTTATGGGAGAGGTTGGCAGCGCACTTGTCGCAACAATACAATAACATGAAAATATTATTAATGGGACTGCCTGGATCAGGCAAAACTTGGTTGGGTGAGAAATTATCAAAACATTACAGTATTCCCTATTGGGACGCTGATAATGTTAGAGCTATATATAATGATTGGGATTTTTCTCCAAGAGGAAGAGAACAACAGTCTTTGCGTATGAGAAAACTTGCCGAGTTAGATGAAATAAGTATTAGTGGTTTTGTATGTCCTCTGCCGGGCTACAGAACATTTTTTATGGCAGATAAAACAATTTGGATGGATACTATTGATAAGTCAGAATATGAAGATACCAATAAGTTATTCATGCCACCAGAAAAATATGATTTGAGGATTACAAAATGGATAGACGAAAACCAACTGTACAACTGCTTGGGCGATATCAACCTTGGCACGATGGACACACAGAACTTTTCAGACGAGCTCATAGTAAAACTGGGCAAGTTATAGTTATGGTACGTGATACAGGAGAAGGTCATCACGATAGAAATAACATGATTGAACAACTAGAGTTTGCTGGTTTTGCGTATGGTAAAGATTTTGAAGTTATGGATGTTCCAAATATCGTGAACATTACATATGGTAGAGATGTGGGTTATAAGATAGAAGAAGAGAGACTTACTCCAGAGATAGAACGAATTTCTGCCACTAGGTTAAGGAAGGTTTATAGTCAGTGATAACATTTAAATATGTACGTTGGAAGAATTTCCTTTCGACAGGTAATAACTTTACAGAAATTCAATTGGATAGAACTTCTTCTACGTTAATTATAGGCGAGAATGGAGCTGGCAAATCAACCATACTTGATGCGTTATGTTTTGGACTATTTGGAAAACCCTTTCGCCCTATCAATAAGGCTCAGTTGGTTAATTCTGTTAACAATGGGTCGTGTATAGTAGAGGTAGAATTTGAGGTTGGTTCCAAGAAGATAAAGGTAGTACGTGGTATCAAACCAAATATATTTGAGATTTATATCAATGGTAAGATGTACAATCAAGATGCTAATGTACGAGATTACCAGAAGTATCTAGAACAGCAAGTCCTTAAACTAAACTATCGTAGTTTTACTCAAGTAGTTATACTAGGATCATCCACATTCGTGCCCTTTATGCAACTTAAGAGTAGGCATAGGAGAGAAGTGGTTGAGGAGATACTTGACATACAGATTTTCTCTCTTATGAATATGCTACTCAAGACTAGACTTAAAGAGACCGCTAATGAGAAGAAAGAAGTTGAATTTCGGCATGATCTTACAACAGAGAAAATTGATCTGCAAGATCAATTCATTAAAGAGATGAAAGACAGTAATACACATTTGATCAAAGAAAAAATTAGCTTGATAGAAAGTAATGAAGAAGAAGTATACAAGAAGAGTTCAGAGATTACTTCTTTTACAAATAACAACAAAGACCTTTTACTACAAATACAAGACTATGATAAAGTAAAAGAAAAACACACTAAACTAAAAGACCTTAAGAGTACTCTTAAAGAGAAACATAAGTCTCACTCTAATATGGTTGATTTCTTTGAGCTCAATGCTGACTGCCCTACGTGCGAACAACATATAGATGAAGAGTTTAAAAAGACTATGATTGGCGTTAAGAGTCAAGATGTAACTAAATTCTCTGTTGCATTAGATGATATGGAAACTGCTCTTACAGTTACGAGGAAGAGACAAAAGGAAATATCAGAGATAGTAAGTAAAATTAGAGAGAATGAAGTAAGTGTTGCAAAGGAGAACAGCTCTGTTACACAACTAGAGAAGTTCAATGCAGTACTGTCTTCAGAGATTCAAAATCTACAGTCTTATGATGTTAACAAGGCAGACTACGATAAATTGGGTGAACTAAAAACTCTACAAATAAACCTAACTAATCTCAAATCAAAATTGAGAGAAGATCAGACCTATGGCGATGCAATACGCAATATGTTACAAGATTCGGGCATCAAGACTAAGATCATCAAACAATATCTACCTATCATGAATAAGTTGATCAATACCTATCTAAAGTCTATGGAGTTCTATGTTAACTTCACTCTAGATGAGAGTTTTGAGGAGACAATCAAATCTCGCTATCGTGATGAGTTCTCTTATCATTCCTTTAGTGAGGGTGAGAAAATGCGGATAGACCTTGCACTACTATTCACATGGAGAGCTGTTGCAAAGATGAAGAATAGTGCTAACACTAATCTACTGATACTGGATGAGATATTTGACAGTTCGTTAGACTCTGGTGGTACTGATGAGTTTCTTAAAATCCTCAATACACTAGGTGGAGAGAATATATTTGTGATCAGTCATAAGCAAGATGCACTTGTAGATAAATTTAAGAGTACAATTAAATTCAACAAAATTAAAAACTTTAGCCATATTAACACAAATTGATATAGGAATATATAATGTCATATGTAATGATAGAAAGAAATCACCCAATTTTGAATGTTAAACTGAATGAAGTTTCTCCTGATTTAGATAGAGTAGAGCTGGTGAAGAACCTTGTTGAGACTATGATACATGAGAATGGAATAGGTTTGTCTGCTAATCAGGTGGGTGTTATGGAACGGGTCTTTGTCATGTATAGTGATATCAAAGAGAAAAAGATTGTATCCTGTTTTAATCCTCAAATCATAGAGGAATCCACTGAGCATTCATTAGAGGATGAGGGTTGTTTGACATACCCAGGCTTATGGTTAAAAGTAAGTCGTCCAGTATGGATTAAAGCAACATGGGAAGATTCAGAAGGTACATCAGGAGAATACAAACTTGCAGGACTAGAGGCGAGGATATTCCAACATGAGTATGATCATATGGAAGGGACAAATTACACGAAAAGAGTAAGTAAACTGAGACTTACGAGAGCAAAGAAGAGATTAAGTAAACAGCTTAAAAAGTTGGACGATCCCAAATAGCTATGAAAAAACGTATACACATTAATATGCATATTATTCGTAAGAATAAGAAGACAGGAGAAAGAAATCCT